ATGGAAGAGATCGACAAGAAAGCGATCGCCAAAGAAGTGAGGCGCTTTCAATACGAAATCTGGCAACGCGCCGACCGGACTCATAACACAGTGCCGCACCTGCTGCAATTGTTTCGGCCGGATCATGCTGCACAGGTTCACGGCTACCAATATGAGGTAGCCGAGGGTTCGTTGGGCGTTCACGGTGTTGGCAAAGACCGGTATCAAGTAGCCGGCCTCGTCGACCCAACAAACAACCTCATCAAGATCGCCGGCAACCTCACCTATGAAGTGCTGCGCTTCACTGCAGCGCACGAAATCGGTCATATCGTCTTGCATCCCGGCATGTCGTTGCACCGCGACCGGCCTCTGACAGGAGAGTGGTCGCCCCATGACAAACGAGAGCGCGAAGCGAATTACTTTGCAGCGTGTTTCCTTGCGCCCGAAAAATTAGTTCGGCAAGAGTTTGAAGCGCGTTTTCGCACCAAGATTCTTCACCTCGACGACAATGTTGCCTTTTATTTGGCTGGCGGTCGTCAGATGCAGGATCTTCTACGCTCCCAAACGGGATCGTTGGAATTCGCCCGTGCAGTCGCGACGGCAAAGGCGTTCGGCCCCGGCAACTATTTCAAGCCGCTCAACGAGATGTTCGGAATGTCGCCGACAGCCATGGCAATCCGCCTTGACGAACTCGGTTTGGTAGCGAACGGCCGGCTCATTGCCGCATAACCCTTCGGAAACGCGCCCGGCAGCACATAGGCGGTGCCTACTCTACGGTCATGCGCCAGTGCCAGTTCGCGCCTACCGGGAAATCGATCATTCTAGCCGACCGTTGCTTCACGGCCGACTGCAGCCAAAGTAACTCGGCCACTGGCTCAAGAAAACGGCGTTGCAGGCCGTCACAAACCGTTATTTATCAATGACTTATTATATTTAACCTTCCACATTGACCATCTTTGCTTTCGTTCATTACGTAACGCCATCTTTCAACCCGAAACCACCAGTACAATAATTGCGCGACGACGAGACCAGATACGCCGCACTACACGAATGAGGATCGAATTGAGTCTTCCAAGAGATAACGCTGCAACGCGGTTGTTTAACCTTCTGTCAGCTGGCAAGAAGATTTCCCAGACGACGATCTGTCGAGAAGCTTGGCGTACGATCTTGCATACGGGTGACGACGAGGCGTTGCTTATGACGCGCCTAGGGCAAGCGATGTCATTGGCCCCTGCAGCGCGAGAAGCAATGCTGCGCCACTACCCGAACCAGCCCGCCATGTGGAATCACTGGTTCGCACAAGTCACTTCAGCATTCACCCAACAGCAACTAGCTGCGCAGTGGAGTTCATTCATCAACGTAATCGACCAGCATTCGATGGCCTATCTTGAGATGAATGCCGACATGCTCGGGACACGAGAGCCAATATCACCTATAAAGCAGGATACGACGAGCGACCTGCAGGAGAAACTTGCGGCGCTCAAAAGTGATCTTCTCGCAAGCGACCTGCCAGAGTCCGCAAAAATCTCTGTACTTCGACATGTCGAACGGCTGATCAGAGCGCTAGACGAATACGCGATTACCGGCGCCGTTCCTATTTTGGACGCAGTTGATAGCGCGGTCGGTCATGTGATGCGTGATTCCGAGTATCGATCCACCTTGCAGTCGACGAACGTTGGTGAACAATTCATTAATATCCTGTCAGTAGTGGCAAACGTGGTCACTGTCGCTCAAGGACTCCCCCAACTTGGTGATGCAGTCACGGCGGCCAAGCATTATTTGACAATTTTTACGAGCTGATCGAAATCGTTCGAGCCATCCATCCCCTAGTTCAGGGGATGGAATGACAAGCCAAAGCCTTGTCTCGCAAGCCTCCCGCCGCGTGCTGTAGCAGATCTGTAGCACGCAAATAAGCCCGCTCGCAGCGGGCTTAGCTCCTGACTTGTTCGCACTAGATCAACTCCGCCGAATGATCGACGTCACGCGCTTCGATTGACACAAATTGACGAACGGCGTGCCCGCCAACGAGAGACCGCTCCGTCGGAAATGGTACCCGCATGCTTGAGCTGACAAGCGAACAGATCGCCGGGCTCGCCGCGATCGACGCCCGCGGATACGTCGATCGCGTCAGGCAGGACCTTGTCAAAGTGGACCCGAAGCTGGCCGACGACGGCACGCTGCCGACGCGTCTCTGGAACGCGTACGTCGCCGCTCGCCGGCTAGGCATCCAATCCGACGAGAACGTCGCCGCGTTTCTTCGGATCGAGGCATACAGCCCCACCGCCTGCGGGGCTGGGCTGTCGATGACGTCGTAAAAGGCAGCGATGTTGCCATTCACGTCATATGCCGCTTGTTTTTGTCCCATCTCTATTTCCCAAAAGCGAGCCACGAGCCGAACTCAGTGCCAGTCCCATAGTTTTGAGCCTGGAACTGCGAGGTAGAAATCGGCGAAAAGTTGTACGGCGCATTGCTTCCCGGCGCACCCCGGGAGCCCACGAGCGAAAAGCAGGCAAACGGGAAGGCAATCGGGAAGTTGTACGTGAACATGGCACCGGCCGGAATCTGCACGCCACCCCACTGGATAATCAGACCGCTCGGCAGCTTCTGATAGCCGTTTGCGGAGACAGATGCGCTACCGCGCCCTTCCGAGAAAACAAGCCACTGGTTGACGTTGATCTTTACCAGTCGAAATGCGGTTCCAGTGACGGGCACAAAGCTGGTGGTGGTCGCAGTGCTGTCGTTGAAATAGATCTGATCCGAGCCAACACAATTGAACGTGACGGCAGCCCCCACGGAGAACGAATAGCATGCCCCCAGCGGCAAACCAACTGTGGACGGAAGTGTGATCGTGCAAGCGCCGTAAATATCCCACCCACCGCCAGCCTGAGCCTGCGTGAGCGTTGCATTTGTTCCAGAGTTCATCGTGAACGACTGGAGATTCCCCAGCGCTGTCTGCACAAACGCCGTCGTCGCCAGCTTCGTGCTGCTGTCAAACTGCGGCGGCGTCGGAGCCTTCGGCGTCCCCGCGAAAGCCGGCGAATCGATCGGGACCTTCTTTGCGAGTTCATTCGTGATGGTCGTCGCGAAATTCGGATCGTTGCCGAGCGCATCTGCCAGTTCCTTCAGCGTATCGAGCGCGGCCGGCGACTGACCGACCAACTCGGCAAGCCGCTGTGCGAGGTCAGCCTTTGTCGCGTATTGTGGGTGCGGATCGGCCGCATTCGCGTGCGCCTCCAAGTTACTTTGGCCGGCCTCAAGCGACCTCTTCAGGAACTGCGTCCGGTTTGCGAGCTGCTTCGCCTGCAGGTTGTCGATGCCGTCCGGACCGCCAATGACCGGATCCGACGTCTCCAGCTGGTAAATACCGTCTTCCCAACGGTCACTTTCAATGAGATTGCTCATGCAATGCTCCCTCTGCTGTACTTTCCATCGCGCCGCGCGACGCCGTTGTGGCGGATCGGCACGGCGGAGTAATCGAGCGACACAAGCTGACTCCGCGCAGGTGCATAGCGCTCGATCGCCTTCCAGAGCCGGTCAGCCTGATCGCGCGTGATGTGCTGGTCGAGCTTCACGATGTACTCGGCCCACGCGCTCGCCTTGCCGTGCACCTGCTCGCCGTTCCGCACGATCGTGCCATCACGTCGGCGACCGCTGCGCCCCTCGATGATCGTCACCTCACCAAAGCCGAATCGACGAATCACCTCGCGAACCGCCCACGGCGTCCCTTTCTTCCGATGCAGCGCCATCGATCCCTTGATCAGCGCGCGTCGTGCGTCCTCCGACTCCGCAAGCTCCCAGCCGTCGACGGCGAGTGCCCACGCGAGCCACGGCAGCCACGCGGCCGGACAGCGATCGGCATCCCACAACGTGCGCAGGATTTCGGGATCCACGCTCGGCCGCATCACCTGCGCGAGCGCGGCCTCAAGCGGCGTCTGATTCGCCGGAAGTAGCGGCTCACGCTTCATCGGCCTTCACCTCGACACGAATGCCCGTGCAGTGCGCAAACTCGCGCGGGCCGCACACGACGTTGTCGACGGGCGTCGACAAATCGAGACCCGTCACACCGCTATCCGGCGCATGCAACGCCCCTTCGATCGCGGATCGCGGCATGCCCGCACGCAGCCGACGCGATTTCGCGACGACGCCGTCGAGCACCTTGCGCCGCGCGTCGCGAACCACATTCGGATCCGGGCCGCTTCCGACATAGAGCAGCGCATCGATCGCGTACTCGATCTTGATCGCAGGCTCGACCAGCACCGTATCGTTAAGCGGACGCACCGTCTCGGGCGAGACCTTCGCGCGGACGATGTCGATCAGCGCCTGATCCGGCACGCCGTCACCCTTCGCCGACATGACGGTCAACCGCACCGTCCCCGGTTCAGGCCGATCCACCGCGACGTCAAGCACGTCGGCCGATGCGTCCATCGCGAGCGACCGGTATGCGGCAAACGGGCCGGCAACGGTTGCTCGCTCAGGCGACAATTGGGCGCGAAGCTTCAAGCGCTCGTCCGACTCCATTCGTTGCGGAATCGGCGGGTCGGCGTTCGGGTCACCCGGATCGACGACAGCCCGCTCGGTGTCCAACAGCGCCGCCAGATGCTCAAGGTCGGCACCCGTCGCGAAAGCGAGCATCGCCGCCCGTGCCGCATCGTTCACGCGCGTGCGGAAACGAATCTCCTCGTAGGCCGCCAGCTCGAGCAGCTTCACCACCGGATCGGATTCCAGCGCGGCCGTCCAGTCCGGATAGATCGCCTTGAAATACGCGAGCTTCGTCTGGTACGTCGCCTCGAAGTCGATCAACTCGACAAGATCGGGCGGATCCAGCGAAGCAAGATCGATGATCGTCATGTTGGCACCTCGATTTCAACGGCCGCGCCGTCATACTCGCCGCGAATCGCGAACGTCACCTTGCCGTCGACAACCGACAGCACCTTGACCTGCGCGAGCCTGATGCGTGGCTCCCACCGTCCGATCGCACGCGCGGCCTCGGCTTGCGCGGCAGACACCCACCCGCGTGTAATCGGAAGGTCAACCATCAGCGGGATGTCCGATCCGTACTCGGGACGCTCGCGGCGGCTTCCCTTGCGCGTGCCGAGAATGTCGGCAATGCTCTGTATCAGGTGCGGGACGCCGCTGATCGGCCGCCCCGTCCACCTGTCCATGCCGACCAGCGATCCGGACCTGCTCATCCGCGCTCCTCGAGCCGCTTGTAATCCGGATTCGCGTCGAGATAGGCGATATGCGCGGCGGTCGTCGCGACGACTTCGCCGGAAACAACATGCAGCGTGTCGCCGTCCGGAAACACGATCACGCGACTGCGGAACTTCGTGTCGAGATACGTCGCCCGGATCGGAGCGTCGCGAGTTACAGCCTGCGCATTGTCTTTTGCCATCTGTGATCCCCAAAAAACGAAGCCCCGCAGAAGCGGGGCAAAGTGACTTTGCGAATGGATTCGTTACAGCGGCGGCGATACCGGCGCACCATCGCCCTGTTCCATGTGTGAGTGCCGCAGGAACGATTTGCCGCCGATGTCGACGTCGCCCGTATAACGCGCACCGCCGTTCACCTGGACAGCCGGGCCGCCAGCAGTTCCGCCCTTGCCCTGCATCCCGCCGTTGAACGTCAGCAGCTTCTCCGTCGTCGTGTTCCCGGTGAACGTCGAATCCGGGATATCGCCGAGCAGCTGCTGCGTGCGCAGCGTCACGCCGTCCGCGCGCAGCTCCAGCTCGGTGCCGCCGATGCGGAACACGATCCTGCCGCCGGCCGGCACATCAACGCGGTATTCGTGCTTCTCGTGGTCGTACACTTCCGACGCGCCGTCCGGATAGTCCCACGCGGTTTCAGCCGGACTGGCCCGCGCCGAGCCGCCGTGCTGGTCCGAGTAGTAGCCCGGTATCGCGTATGCGCCGGCCAGATCGCCGGATGGCGAGAACATCGTCGCCTGCTCGCCCACGGACGGCGGGCGCCAGAAGCGCACTGCGCCCGCAGCGGCCGTCTTCCACGGCATCAGGTCGCTGACCCATGCGCCGATGCGAACGCGGCACATGGGCGGCTGGTAGGTGACGTCCTCGACGGTGCCGTGTTGCACCATGCACGCCATGCGGCGATCGATCTCGCCCAGCTCATAATCGCTCATGCACCCGCCTCCCGTTCATCCGCCGGATCCCAATACTGCCCTTCACTGTCGGGGCCAACCTCCGGATCGACGCCCCACAGGATCGTCGGCCCGTCCGGGATTTCGCCCAGCGCCATGCCGAGCCCGAATTCGTGCGTCCATTCGACGAGCCAAACGCAATACGTGTCGAGCTGCGGCCGAAACGGATCTTCCGCGACCTGCACCACCTTGCCGGGCGTGATTGGCAAATCCCACGTCTGCATGTGCACCGCCATCGCGACGCGGGCCGCGACCTCGCGCACGGCCAGCTCCGCACCCTCGTCGATCGGATCGAACACGATGCGCGCCTGCATGCGTGCGATCAGCGGCACGTCGTCGGTTCCATCGTCGTGACCGGGTTCGAACTCGCTCAGTTCGATCGCGATCAACGGCGTTTCGATCTTCTGACCGAGACGCGGGTATGCCTCGATCCGCTTCATCGCCGGCAGTTTGACGCGCAGCCCCTGCTCGATCGCGTCGTGTAGCTGTTTCAGGTTCTCAAGCACGTCGTAACGCCTTCAGTAGTTCGTAGTTCACCTCCTGCCGGAGGATCACCAACAACCGGTCTTCACACGCCTTCGCAGCGCGTCGGAATGCCGGATCGCCCGTCTGTTGCCATGCGACCGTCACCATGCGGTATGGCATCCTTTCCTCGCCGACTCGCTCGTAGATCGGGCCATCCGGCTTCAGCTTCGTCTGCCGCCACGCGCCCTCGAACGACTGGCGTCCCACCCGAATGCCCTTGCGTGTCTTCATTGCGCGGCCGAGGCGATGCGCCTCGATCGGGTTCAGGCCGAGCCACACCTTGCCGGTGTCGGCCGACCGCAGGAAGAAGTAGAGCCGGCGTCGGATCACCTTCTGCGGAATCTTCGTTGCCGTCCCGACTTCCTTCGCGGTCTGGCTCTTGATCCACTGGGCCGTCTTGCGCAACGTACGCCGCCACGCGGCCCGCATCGCGTTCGGTGACAGCCCGTGCAAAACGGCCGTCACCTCGTTGATGTCGATCTCGATTTTTACGTCGTCCATACGCGCTACTGGAGTACGAGGATTGTCCAGCCCGTACCGTCCGGCTGCGCCTCGAGCACGCGATACCGTTCGCCGCTTGCGACCAGGACGCTGCCTTGGCGGACGTTGACGGCATCACGATCCCGCAGATGGAACACGGGCGCGACCAACTGCGTGCGCTGGCTGCCGAGATCCGGCCCGAGCCACGGCGACGCGAACATGCCGTCGACGGGCCGGCCGTCGATCGTGATATCCGCGTCGCCGAGATCGCGCAGCACGGCCGAGTCGACGTCCGCGATCAGATCCCGGAACGCCATGTCAGGCCTTCAGACGGATACACGCACGCGGGCGCGTGCAGAGGTGGATCGGGTTCGACTGCGCCTCGATCTCGACACCCTTGTTGAACGGCATCAGTTCCTGCCGCGCGTAGTACGGCAGGCCGATCGTATTCACGGCGTCCGTGTAGTCGCCCGGTGCGAAGCGCGAGATGAACAGATCCGGCACCCCCTCGGGCACCGCATACGCCTCATCGGGACCGACGAACGGGACACCACCCACGGCACCGCGATACCGCTCGAACACGATGCCGTCCAACTCGATCGCGCCGCGCGGATCGCCACGCAGCGCGGCGGCCGCCGCCGTGTTCAGGAACGTCTCCTTGACGGTCGGCAACGTCAGCAGCTTGCGCCAGAAGTTGCTGCCGCAGAACGCGCGCGCACCCGTGAACGGCACATTGCCGAGCGCGTCCTCGATCGCTTCGAGCGTGTCTTCGTTCTTGATCCGGATCTCGGTCTTCGGATTCGACAACTCGTATTCGACGACCTGCTGCTTGATGCCGAAACTGTCGAGCAGGTTCGCGACGACGCGCTTGCCGTCCGCGTCGAGGATCACGCCGCGAATCGCGCCGAGCCGGTGAAACTCGTGCGTCGCGTCGAGCATGCGCCGCATCTTCGCCAAGCGACGGTTGACATAGTTCTGCAGCGTTTCCAGTTCACTATCCGAGCCGAACGCGCGCAGATTCTGGATCTCGTCGGCCTTGATCGCCGCACGCTGCGGCAGGTGCACCGTGTTGAACGGAATCAGGTTCGGCTTGCTGCCGGCCACGTTCGGCGCAGGCGTGCCGCGCTCCCCTGCTGCAACGAGCGCCAGCTTGTCGCCGTCGCGCTCGATCTGCACGACCGTCGTCGTGATGCCTTCCTCGTCGAACATCCCCGTCGAGCTGATTCGACCGGGCACGTACTCCTGCTCGTTGATCGCCGCGGTCATGGACGACAGCGAGAAGGCGTCGTCGTTGAAGAGATTGATGTCTGCCATGTCTGTTCCTGAAATGCAAAAGGCCGCGCATCGGCGCGGCCTTCGGATGGAGGGGTTCCGCTTCGGTTAGCGGATGACGATGTGATGCGATGCGAGATCTTCGCGGCCGGCGGCATCCAGCCCGGTCAGCAATCGCCCGTCGACCTCGGCCAGCCGCATGATCGCGACGCCGCGACGCGCGACGCCCGATTCGTGCAGCGGGGCGTACAGGATGCCGACAGCGATCTCCGCGCCGTCCTTGCCGGCGTTGTCGTACGGCGCATACTCGCCCGTCGCCATCGCGCCGAGCAGCGTCCCGGCCGCGAGTGCCGGGCCAGCCGCCACCGTGACCGCATCGCGCGAGATCGCGCCCGGCCCTTCGGAGATCAGAAATTCACCGGGCAAGGTGCCCATCGTCTTGATATTCGACATTCAGCGCTCCTTTCAGCGTTGAGAAGTTGCATTGACCACGCGGCGGGTCGCGTAGATGTCCGAGGACCGCACCGTGCGACCACTCGACTGCGGAATCGGCGTCGACTTCGGGTCCGGCCGACCGTTCACGGGCTGCTGCGACGCCGTCGCGCGCTCGAACAGCCGCGCGCGAACCTGATCCGGCGTCAGGCCGTCCGCGACGAAGCCGGCCGTCAGCTCGGTCAGGCTCGCGGCCAGACAGATGCCCGCGATGTCCTGTGCGCTGCGGATCGCAGCGTCGACCGTCGCACGGTCACGCAGGCCCGTCGCCAGCACGATGCCCTCGGCACAGTGCTCGATCCGCGCGTCACGACACGTCGCATACACATGCGACGCCAGCGCCGTCACGTCCGGCACCAGTGTCGGCTGCGGCTGGGGCGCAGGATCGGTCGGCGGATTGGGTTGCGGATCGGACGGCTGCACCTCGCCGTCGTCCTCCAGCACTGCCCGAATCTCGGCCGGCACAGCCGAGAAGCGTGCGGCGAGCCGCGCTGCGCCCGCGTACGCCGCGATGCGAATCGGGTCAGCGATCGCGTCGCAAAACCCTTGCTCCTTCGCTTGCGCTGCCGTGAGCCAGGTCTCGGCATCCATGAGCGCGCGGACCTCTTCCTCGGTCTGGCCGCTACGCTCGACGTACGCCGCCAGCATGTTGTCGGACGTGCTATCGAGCAGATCAGCGAGCTTGCGCAGATCTCCCGCCTCGCCGGCCGCGACCGTGTGCGGGTTGTGAATCATCAGCATGGCGTTCGACGGCATCTCGATCGTGTCGCACGCCATCAGGACCAGCGAGGCGGCCGACGCGGCAACACCGTCGACGCGCCCCACCACCTTGCCGGCATGTCGACGCAGCGCGTTGTAGATCGTGAACGCGTGGAACACGTCACCACCCATCGAATTGATCGCGACGACGATCGACGTTGCCGTCGCGGCTAACTCGTCGAGCTTTGATGCGAACAGCTCCGCGTCGTTGCCCCAGAATCCGATGTCACCGTAGATCCGGATCTCGACCACGTTCCCGCCGGCCGCGTTCGCCTGCGCTCGAATATCCCACCACCGTTTCTTCCCTTTCATTCGCCATCCCCACTAGAAAGATCGCCCGCTCCGTCGACCGGATCGAACGTGTCATATCGAATACCAAGCCGGCGCTCCCGCGCGAGATCGTCTGCGTTCTCCCGGTCGACTTGCTCCGGATCGTCGCCACGCGACAGCACTGCACCCGACCGGCTCGCCAGCCCGGAACGGATCTCCATCCGTTTCGCCGTGACGTCCTGCACGGGATGGATATACGGCCAGCCCTGCGGCACCCACCGCACGCGCAGATAGTCGCGCCGCTTTCGGTAGTAGTCCGGCATCGGCATCGCACCCGACAGCGCGCATGCGTCGACCCACCAGCGCCAGACCTTCCGGCAGAACTGGTGAATGAACACGTTCCACTGGATCTGTTCGATCGATCGGCGAAACTCGTTCAAGATCACGCGCAGCACGCGATCGCTCACGTCGCGCAGATCCCCCGTCATGACTTCGTACGGCATGCCGACCGACGCCGCAGCCGCCATCAGTTGCTGGCGCATGAACGGGCCGTAGTCGGTTCCCGCGCCGGGCGGCTCCGCAAATGTGACGCCCTCGCCCGGAGCCAGCTCCTGCATGCTCCCCGGTTCGAGCGACACGACCGGCGAGAAGCCGTCGACGTCGTACTGCGCTGCGCTCCCCGTGATTGGGTCTCCCGGAAGCCCCGGCTCGGTGGGCGGCTTCGTGATGAACCCGGCAAAGAGGTTGCTGACCTCCTGTCGAAACAGCACCGCGTCGTCGAAGTTGTCCAGCGACTTGAGCCGCAGCAGCACCGTCGACAGCTCGGGAACACCGCGCACCTGCCCCGGCCGAAGCGCGAGAAAGACGTGTGCGATCTCGTCGGCCGGCACGCGAACGGTCTGCATGTTGGTCATCGACGCACGCCCGTACTCGCCGGGATGGCGCTTCAGCAAGTGATACGCAACGCGCCGATCGTCTGCGTCGAACTCGACGCCGTTGATGATCTCTCCCCCGCCTGGCACGATCTCGTTCTTCTCCATCGGCAGCAGATCGCCTTCGAGAAGCTGGATCTGCATCGGGACCGCCAGACCATCGCGGGGACTGCGCAGCCGTCGACGCACCAGCACCTCGCCGTCGCTGAAGAACGCACGCGCGGCGAGCGTCTGCACCCCGGCGATGTCGAACAGCCCATCGGCGTCGATCTCCTCCCCGCTATCCTCCCAAAGTTGCTTTTGCATCTTGCGCACAGCGTCGTTCGGATGCTTCGGATGCGCTTGGATGCCATTGCCGATCGTGTTCGAGACCAGTCGCGCGATCGCCGTTTTCGCCCACGGGTCGTTCCGGATCGCGTCACGAGCGCGAGACCGCATCAACGGCAGGTTTTGCACCGCCGCCGCATTCGGCCCCGCACTCGATACCCGCCACGACTTCGCCCGCGCCCCGGCCGTGCTCGCAGACTCGTACGCCGCCGCCTTCAATCGCGTCGGCACCACGAATCCGCGCTGCGCGAGTGACGGATAGGCGCGACTCATCGCACCCCCTTGCCCGCGTGACGCAGCCGGACAATCGACGAACGGCCGGCCGCGCCATTCAGGTCTCGAATAATCTCGGTGCGCGCTTCGCGCAACTCGGCGATCGAGCGATACTTCACGCGCCGATCGGCGTATTGCACCTCCAGCTCGCCCTTCGCGATCGCGGACTGGATGCGCTCCAGATCCTGCCTTGTGTATCCCATGAACATCTCCTAGCGTCGCGACAGATAGGTCGACCGTCCGACCCGACGCCCCTGAATGCGCGAAACCCCGCTCGGTGGCGGGGTTTCGGCGGGTTTCGCTACCGGCGGCAACGGCCGCGGAGCTTCTGTAACTTTCGGTTCATCGGGCGGATCGGGCACCACCTCGACAGGCATACCCGAAGGCAGTTCTTCCAGCACCGGCACCGCATCGAACAGCGAGACCTGCGAGGCGCGATGCTGCTCGACCTGCCAGTGAGCCTCGGTCATCAAGTGCACCTTGACGCTACGGGCCGCGTGCATCGCATAACCCTCGCAGTCCAGCGCCTCGTTTCTCGCGCCGGCCTTCTTCTGCCACACGCGCTTGCCGCCACGCGGCCCCGGCACCTTGACCTCCGCCGTGAGCTGCGACAGGTAGTCGCTGCGCACGCCGCGATACCAGTGCATCCGGCCCGGTCCGTCGCCCTCGAGCTTCATGCGGTTTTCGAGGATCAAATCCTTCGCCCGACTCACGCCGACCATGTACGGACGCAGGCCATATTTCGCCGCCTTGCTGTTGTTCCGCGTCGAGTCGATCGACGCCTTCGGCACGCTGAAGATCTCCGCGTCGACATTGCTGCTGCCCTTGACGGCCATCACGTTGTAACCGGCCTGCTGCGCGGCACGCACATACTTGTATACCGCGTCCGACGTCGAGCCGTCCGACGAGTCGATCGACGTCGCACGTACCCGCAGCAGCCAGCCGTTTTCATGCCGGTAGGCATGCGTCAGCAGCATCGTCAACGCTCCCCATACACCGCCCGTCAGCGGATCTTGCTGCTGCTCAAGCACGTTCCCGTGAATCTCACCCCATGCGACGAGCCAGCTTTCCTCGCCGCGCCCCCATGCACGCAGCACGATCGCGAGTCGGTCGTGCTGCACGTCGACGCCGAGCGTTAACAATAGACCGCCCACCGGCACCGTCAGCTCCGCGTATGGCAGCGCCCGTTCAGCGAGCACGTCCAGTTCGGGCAGCTCGCTCTTGTACTTGTATGCACGCCCCTGCGAGTTGTTCACGAACGACCGCATCTTCGTATCGTCGCCCTCGCGCAGCGCCTTGTCGGCCTCAAGCCACTTCTTCACCAGCTCGGCCATGTTGGAGCCGGGGAAAGGCGATACCAGCTCGTTGATGCGAAAACCGGCCACGCCATGAAACGGTGCCGTCGCGACCCATCGCCCGCGACGGACGGCGCGGATGCGCATCGCGTCGTTCCACAATGAGCCGCAATGCGGGCAGGTGTAGCGAGCCGTCTCCGGTCGCGCCCTGCCGTAGACCTCATGCACGACCTCGGCATCATTGCTCCAGGTCACGTTCTCCCACGCCAGCTCATGCTCCTCGTCGCAATCCGGGCACGGCACCAGATAGACGCGCTGATCGGACGCCGCATACGCCTGCTGGATGCGCGACAGGCCATCGACGGTTGGCGTCCCGCCCAAAATCATTTTGCGTCGGCGAGCCGAATAGGTCTTGTTTCGCTGCTCGAGCAACGTGATCGAATCGCCCTGTTCGCGGACGTTCGTGTTCGCGTCGTCCGGCTCTTCGACCGCAACAACCGGGGCCGGCGTCGACTTCACGTCATCCGGCGCGTTCGACGTGATGAACTTCAGGAAGCCGCGCGCGAATGTCTTGTGATCCCACAAGTTGTTTTTGTCGCGAGCCGCGTGAACCGGCAGCTTCGCCGACAATCGTGGCGTCACCTCGACCATCGGCTCGAATTTTTCGAGGTTGAACTTCTTTGCGGTCTTCTCTTTCGGGAACATGACGATCATCGGGCACGGATCAACATCGATCCGCTTCCCGATGTAGTTCAGCAGCACACCGTCCGTCCACGCGACCTGCGCCGACTTCATGCAGACCACCTTTTGCACGGTCGGATCATCCAGCGCTTCGTGCATCGCGAACACCCACGGTGTGATGTTCGGGTTATAGCGGCCCGGACTCGCCGACGCCTTCGCGTTCAGCTTGCGATGCTTGGTAGCCCACTCCGTCGTTCCAATCCGTTCCGGCGGGGACAGCAGCTTCGCGATCCGTCGAATCACCGCGCGGACTGTCTGGGTCGTATTCAGATAGCTGCTCAAGGCATCCATAGATATGCTCGTTCAACCATTCGACGTCGACCTCGACGCCGTATAGCGCATACAGCTCTGGCGCCAGCTTGTCGGGTAGCGCCAGCAATTCCGTTTGAAATGCACCGACCATAAGGCCGTACGCCTGCTCCAGCTGCGCGACGTTGACGAGCTGACCTTGCTTCTCGGCCAGCGTCAACAGCTTCAGTTGCCTGTCAACGCGCTCTGTCATCGCGCGTTCGGCGACGAGATCGATGCCGGTCTCGCTGGATCGGCCGGCCGCCATCTCGCGCAGGTGCCGGATGTACGCGATGCGGACCTCGTCCATCGACACCGTCTTGTAGTCGAGACGGACCTTGTCGACGAACCGCGAAACGGCCGACTGATCAAGGTCCAGGTGCTCGGCGATCTGCTGCTGAGTCGGCATGAATATGACCCCCTATGGAGACTCGCCAGTAGAGAAAAGTCGCGGGTGCGAGCCCCCGCGTGTTGGCCCCTTCGGAGGGTCCCCGGCGACGTCGCCGGCCGTCTGGCCGAGCCGACCGCTACATCGTCTCGCGCGGGCCGCGACCGCCGCGCCGTATCGATCGCGACAAATTATCGGTAGCCACCGTGGACAACCGCACTGCCGCTTCCAAATGCGACGTCAGAGCGATTGCACGTTGACAGTCACTACAGCGCGCGTGATCGGGACAAACCTCCCGGGTCGAATGGTGCATTCCCCCATTCGAGGACTGCGCTTAACCTTAGTCTGGTCAAACCCACAGACAGTCGTGTTTGCAATCGCCCAGATGTCGCCGCGCGCATAAGCCTTGCGACACCTGGTTAACGACCACAGGTCTTGCATTCTCTAGGAGAGCAACATGCGCCAACAGTCCATCGACCCCGAAGAAAGACTTCCATTCAACTTCGACGATCATCCTCATGTCGAAATAAAAAATGGTGGCCCGGACGATGTTGATGTTTTTATCGAGTACAACCCGGGCACCAACGGTGCCCAACATTGGGTCTCCGCGATCAAGGCCGACAACGCGAACAAAGTATCGCAAACGATCCACCTGGAAGCTGGAGCGAGTTGCATTGTCTCGAAGCTCGATCTGGTGACCACGCACGCGGAGATCCGTGTAAGTGGCAATCAGAACGGTGTCAGCGTGGTGTATGACTAATCCGCAGTCGGTGCTGCACTCGACCACCTGGCGCGTCCCGCAGTACGCGTCCGGATGAGTACGCTACCGAGCGTTCAATCATCAACATCAAGATGCAAAAAGCCCTGAGAGCTTTTGCACTCAGGGCTTCGATGTTCATTTCGTAAGGGCGAACGCCCTCCCACCAGATCCCGACTGACAGTTATCGTTGTTGGTCGCGGCGCTCCCGCGATTCAGTACGCCTGTCGGGCGATTGTTGCGACACGAGTGTGCGGTCGCTCACGTATCCAGTGACGCGGTAAAGGATGTGCTGAGTGTAAGCGATCCGCTCTTGAAATGGAATACGTTTCATCCTCGCAATTGCCGACGCAATGTGTCGTACACGGATCCATCGACCGTATCCAGCAGCGCGAGCATGTCGTGAAAGCGCCACGACCAGTTCTTCCGATACTCGTCGAGCGATACGCCGAGCGCGCGCGCCCGGCCAGCGTCGTCGACCTGCCGCTTGCCGGAACCGGAACAGCAGGGGCAAATATGCCGGCCCTTCGAATCCGAAGCCGGCGACGCAGCGATCCGCCCCATCCCGCCGCAGTCATCGCATGGTTCGTATTCCCGAAAGACCAGCGGCCCGTTACGCCCTTCGAAGAACGGGATACGTTCCTCCGACACACACACCTTCCCGCTGCCCCCGCATACATCACATGCGTGCGTTGACGTCGTGACGGCACGCGCGCGACGCACGACGCCGCGCCCCTCACACTCGACACACTGGTCGTTTACCCACTCGTCCAGCAACCGCAGCGCGAACCGCTCGACGATGTCGGCCTTCGAACGCCCGACAGCGTGCCCATCACGTTGATCGCGACGCTCGTCGCGCGACAGGCCCGTGAACCGCGCACGCTTGAATCGGCCCGACGTCCGGATCATCTGCGCCAACAGCAACGTTGCACGTCGAACCATCGAAGGCGTCGGCAGCGGCCCGGCCTTGATTCGGGCCAGCAAGCTCCCGAGATCGTTCGCAAAGGCGAGCGCGCCCAAAGTAACTTTCGGATCGGCAATCGGGTCGGTGAACTGACCACGAACGCTCATCGCAACGCCCACCCGCTCTTTCAAATCGATCATGACTCTCTCCTACTCGTCCTAATGTCTCAATGTCCCAAGGGAAAAGGCTTGCAGGGGTGCGCGCCTGCGACATGCGCGACATGCACCGCTCACGTCGCGCATGTCGCGCGCCCGCACCCGCGCACGAGACCGCGCCTTGGGACGTTGGGACATGGGACGTCCACGGCGCGCCAAGGCTGGTACAGTGGCGCGCCTGCCATGCAGGCACAGCGCGCCAAACCATCACAGCGGACTGTCGTCATCGCCCGCCACAACCAGCTCGCGCGCGACTTCCGGCTCCTGCTCCTCGTGCACGTAGTACCACCCGCGCGAACCGGTCGACTCCCGCTTGCGCACCCAACCTAGCGACTTCAGCGCCTTGCCAATGCGGCGCTGTTCCGCCAGCGTCCATTTCGACGTGTCGAGCTTCAGGATGTCCGCGAGGATTTCTTCCATCGTCGTGCGCGTCACGAATTCCAGGGCCTTGGCGATCTTGTCCTCGTACACGTCGCCCTCGTAGCGCTCTGCCTGCTCGATCTCGAACAGCGGGCGTTCCTGCTCCGTCACGTGCCACACGACGCCCGAGCGGTACAGGTGCACGGCCTCGGCCCAAAGCTGATCACGGACGGCCACGATACCGTCGATGTCGACCAGACCGCCGACACGCAACGGCCAATAGCGCCGGTTGCCCGATTCGTCCTTCAGGTACGTGTCGAAGTTGACCGAGCCGGCGAACACGCACTGGCGCGGCACATCGGTTGCCCGCTTGCCGTAGAAGTTGCGGAACCGGTCAACGGCCGTCGCGAAGAAGCTCTTCACCGCCGACGAGTCGGCCTTGTTCAGCGAATCCAGTTCGGCCAGCTCGATCACCCACTTGCCGGCCAGCACCGCGTATGTGTCCTTGTTGCCGATCTGGATCGGCGTATCGGTGAACCATGGAGCGCCGGCCAGCACCTTCAGCGCCGTCGATTTGCGGGCACCCTGCTTGCCTTCGAGGATCAGGACGTTGTCGACCTTGCAGCCCGGATCCATCACGCGAGCCACGGCCGCGATCATCCATTTCATAAACGCGAGCTGCACATATTCGCTATCGGCCACACGCAGGTACGTCGACGGCATCGATCGCACGCGCGGCATACCATCCCATTTCAGCCCCTCGAGGTATTCGCGCACGTCATGGAAGTGGGTCGCGTCAGCAACCAGCAGGACGGCATTCATCACGATATCGGTGCGCACCGAGAGGCCGTACCGCTGCGACAACCAGAGCACGCAGCGCTGATCGTCCATGTCGGTCCACTCGCCCGTCACACCTTGCGGAAATGGCGGCGCACGGCGCTTCATCACCCGGCCACCGAAGTCGTCCTGTTCGATCACGCCCTGCCATGCCTTGTGGTTCGACAGGATCAGGTGCACGTTGCCAAGCGTCGGCAGCAGCGTGCCCTTGTCCGAGCGCGCAAGATCCTGCTCCCACGTGTGTGCGCCGTTCTCCGCTTCGCGACCGTCCCATTCCGGCTGTTTCGCGGCAGCGGACGTCGCGGCAGGTTTCGAAGGCGCAACGTCCGCGGTCGACGCGGCAATCGCTGCCGGCTGGATATCTTCATTCGCTGGCGCGATGACGCGCAAGATCGCCGCCTGAATCTGCGCTTCAACGGCTTCGAAACCCTCTTCGACGTGCAGGTCATTGAAGTCGGTCAGCTTGCGCTCGCCACGATTGGCAAATGCCGGATAGACGACGCTGACGTCGTCGACCTCGGCTGCCGCCTCGTATGCGCGCTTCAGGCCCGTGTTCTCGAAGCGCTTGCGACGCAACGGCATCACGTCGTTACCGTAGCTCACCTCGACGTACGGCACACCGTTGTCGTCACGACGGCGCGACGCGGCGACCATGTACCACGTGTTCTTCGCCTCGATTCGAACCGGATCGGCACCGAACACCAGCTCGCCACGGAAAGCGAACTCGTCAGCGAGCCAGTCGCGCATACGCTGCTCGATCTTCCAATCGTCGTCAGCGCAGACCAACACGTGCACATCCGGATACGTTGCACGCAGGTAGCGCACGACCGGAAGGATGCCGCCCGCGTCGAAGCAGATGTCGACCGCGAATGCGTCGTCGATCGCCATGCGGATCGCTCGCGCGGTCGCGTAGCCTTCGGCGACCAGCACGACCTGATCGTCCGGACCGACCTCGCCAAGCACGTACGATGCGCCCTTCTTCTCCATGCCCTTGTTGAAGCGCTTCGCGCCGTCCGGCGTAATCTTCTGCAGGCCGACGAGACGCGGCTCGTCGCCATACTGGTACATCGGCACGAAGATCGTGCCGTCCGTATCGAAGCGCACGCCCTCGGCCGTGATGTGCTTGCGCTCCAGGTACGCGGACGTACCATCCTCGGTCGCGCGGCTCCACTGATCGTGCGCGCGGTTCGCGGCGAGCTTCGCCTGCCGAGCCTCGCGCTCGGCTTGCTCGCGCTCGGCCGCTTCCTGCCGACGACGGGTTTCGGCGAGCACTTCTTCGGTCAGCGGTGCGCCGCTCCACTCGAAGCGCTCGGTGCCCGGATCGTCACCCGAAAAGTGCCCGAACGTGCCGCCGTAGCCGATCACGGCGCCCTTGCTGACAACCTCGCGAAGCTGATACCAGTACTTCTTGCGCGGCCCGTACCGGTGATGCTTACCATCCGCGACCGGATGGCCGGCGGGCAGGTCAGGATGACCCGCCGCGCGCAGTTGCTGAATGATCTGGTCAAGTGTTGCCATGCGAAATTCACCTCCATTGTTCGTGCGCCCCGGGCCATCGCCACGGGCACACCAAAGTTGCTTTGGCCGCGCGTCACGACCGAATCACAATTCCTTGAGAAGTGTCTGCAGTTGCCTCAGCTTCTCGACGCCACGTTCGTTGCACTCACGCTGTTCCTCGATCCTGAGCGCCGCCGTTTCCAAATCCGACGTGATCGCCCGAATGTCGTCGGATAGACGTGACAAGCGCCCTGCAATGCCTGATAGAAGATCAATCGGCTCGATCGCGGGCGGCTGACTTGCTGCCGATACCTCCGACTCGGCCGGATGGACCGGATCGGCGTCTTGCTCCATGCGTGGCATCGATACTTTTGCGCGTTGGAAATGGCCTCGCGGCGCTTCCTTGACGATGCCCGCGTCGACGAGCCTGTCAAGGCAGCCCTTTACCGTGCGCAGTTCCATGCTCGATTTGGTCGTGGCATACAGGTCCGACGCGATGTGCTGCGCTGTCCACGCCGCACCGCCCGGCACACTTTCAAAGACCTTTTGAGCCTGTATCGGAAGCTCGCGCACAATTGATTCACGGCGTTCAGGCGTCATGCCCCCTCCTGCCGCCGCGAGGCCGTCGAAGTACCCTTTTGCATAGACCCTCCTGTGTCGATGGCGATCGCTGTCCATTGCGATCCCCGTTAGCGCGCACTGCGGTTCGCGGCTAGCTCGGCGAGCCGGCGATCGCGCGCGACCTTGTGCGAATAGTTGCGCCACACGCTTCGCCCTGCGGCGTAGCACTGCGGCCCGCTCGGCGAACGTCGGTATTGCGATGTTCCGCGTCGCAATGCGCCACTCGTTCCACTTACCTTCACTTGGATCTCCGGTTATTTGCCGCGTAGCCGACGCCACTCAGCGGACATTTGGTCGTCGAACGCGGAAAGGTCGGCCGCGCAAAGCTGGCCGACGATCTGGTCGCGGAACGCGTGGCGTTCCGCCTTGGTAGGCAGCGCCGCACACGAACGGGCGGCGACCCCGATGAACACGTCGGCCTTGCCGGCCTGCCCTGCTTCCGCGAGGAACACGGCCAGACGATCGGGGAAAGTCGATATGAGGTCAGAGAGGAATCGGCCGACCTGATTCGGAGCGGTGTCAAACCGATAAGCAAGCGCGGTCGCGGCGCAAGCGAGCTGCTGTCCATACTCGCAGCACAACTCCACTTGTTCGCGCCACACGCGACAACACCCCATGCCGGGCTTGAATCGCTCCATATCAGCGACGGCGACGCTTCGCGAGATTTCGCGCTGCGTGGATCAACCGCTGGAACAGACGCTGCCCCTTCCGGCCCGTCGCGATGAGTTCCTCGGCCTTCTGGTCGTCGATTCGCTGATCTTCGAGCGCACGCGTCACGTCGTCGGCCACGCGGCCGACGTGAGCCTGTAGATGCAGCGCCGTCGATACGAGACGCATCGCGCCCGGCTCGAGCGCGTCCTCTGTCGCGCTTTCGTCGACATGTTCCGCGACAAGGCCGAAACGCGCATTCAGCGCATGCAGCGCATCAAGCGCGCCGGCCGAACTGCACCAGCTCGTACGCGACGGTCGATGCACCGGCACGCTGGCGATAGAGCAGATCCGCCAGCACGGCGGCGACAAGGCGCTCGAACGTATCGTCGTCGGCATCTCCAAAGCTGCGGAAGCCGGCAAATCGAAGGTGACGAAGAAATTCCTCGACGCAGCGCCCCAGCTCGATGCGCTCACGGACCCGGCATCATCGTCCGTGCAGGCAACACCTGCGGCCACGACAACCGACCCCGCACCGATCGCCGCGTCGACGGTCGCGGACGTCACAGTCGAGTCGCAGGCGCCTGCACAGCCCACCCCGCGCCAAAGCGCCCCCGCGAAGATCAACGACGCGCGCGCAAAGCAACTTTTGCAGGCACTGCAATCGGTCCTGCACGACCCCGCCTTCGACCAACTCTCGCCGGGCACGATGCATGCCGTACACGCCGGCTTGAACGGCATAGCCCACGTATTCCTCGACGGGGTTGGGCCGACACCGACTGATCATCCGATCCATGCACCGAACAAGCACGGCGTTTTCGACGCCTGCGAGACGATCAAGTCCCCTGCCAGCAAGCGCACCCGCAAAAGCCCTGCTGCGATCCATCTCGCTCACGTTGAACATGGGGTGTGGATTCATTCGTTCACGCTGGCGGTCGGTTCCAGCGGTATGACCGGCCTGCCGTCACTGCGCAGCTTCACGGAGACGTACCCGACACGCGGGCAAGCAATCCGGGGCGCGGTGTCAGACATGACGCGCGTCATGCAGTCGCCAAGCTACGCGAAAGCAAAAGAGGCACCGATCGTCAATGCGTGGCTCGACAAGTTGTATGCGATGCCTGATCCCGAATGGACGCCCGAGCTGGCAGCCAAGCATGGGGCCGCGCAGGAGGCAGCCAAATGACCCCGCGCCCGGCCCTTTCTACCCCACGTCCGCTGCCGCGAAAGCGGGAAAGCGCGAAGAGCCGCACGGCTATCAAACTGGCGAGCGTCAACGGCACGTCGATGCAGTCGAACTGCGACGGGCTGACGCCCGCAAATGCGATCCAGAAGGACGAAGCGCCGCTCGCGCGGCGCAAACCTATCCAGACGAACGAAGCCTTGGCGGATACCCGCCAAGGCAGGCTCGCGCGGCTCGACGCCCTTCGCAACGAGATCCGCGCGTTGGTGATCGAGATCTCGCACGCGGCCGACGTCGAGCTGCTGGACCTGATGGCCGACGAGATCGGGTCGTTCGCCCGCCACAAAGCCGCGCAGGACGCGCGCACCTGGGCAGCAACCGCCGGCATCACGCTCGAGACAGGACTGATGCAGCTCGGCCGCGCCCTGCCGCCCGCAAACGCTCAAGGAACCAACCATGTCTAAAAGCCTGAAAGCCGAACTCCGCCGCGTCATGGACCTTCTCGATACCGAACTGGGTGATTCCGACTCGGTGGTGGAAGGTATGACGCAAGAGGAAATCGAAGATGAATACCCTGTCTTTGCGGCCATGCAGATCGTCGCGTCTCTCTGGCAAGCAATTCCTGATGACGGAGCGTACATGCCGAGTAACTCAGCACTGACGGCCGCTCAGCGAACCGCGATCGAATTCGCGCTCGGGGCATGCGCCGGCCACCGTGCCGGTGAGCCACACGTGGCGGCGCTGGAGTCCCTTCTTGCCATCCGGATTGAACGCCACGACCTCACCAACGCTCGATCGGGAGAAGGCCGATGAGTGAAGCAGAACTGATCGAGCGCTTCGTTCAAGAGCTCGACAAGCGCATTAGACCGGCGATCCCACTGGAAATCGCCCTGTGGTCGACCAAGGAAATCGGCGAATACCTTCAGCGCCCGGCCCAGGTCGTGCGCGAGCGTATCGTCATTCTCCCCGGTTTCCCGGAATCGATCCGGTTGCCGAGCGGCGACGGTGGTCGCAGCTTCCCGCGCTGGAAGGCCGCCGAGGTCGTAGCGTGGGTCGAGTCACACCAAGGCGGCACACGCGCGCGAGGCGGCCGCCCGCGCAAAGCGGATTAACCGAGACGCGCCGCGATGTCCGCGGCCGTCTCGTTGTAGTAAGTCAGCAATTCATTGAGGTTCGTGTGTCCCGTCATGCGAGCGAGGTCGAGCGGCTGCAGCTTCTTCGCCAGCCGCGTGATCGCTTCATGGCGCGTATCGTGGAACGTCAACCGCTCTTCAGGCGGCAGTTTCTCAAAAGCCTTATCGCGCGCCTTGCGGAACAGCGCATCTCGACTCTTATCGTTGAGGTCGAACAGCGGCGCGCCCTCCTCCACCTCCGGTAGCATCCCAAGCAATTCAACCGCTCGCGTCGACAGCGCCACGCTGCGGGCGCTACCGTTCTTCGTCAGCGGCAGACGCGCAACACGCAGCTCGAGGTCGACCGTCTGGCTCGTCAACCCAAGAATCTCGCCGGAGCGCATGGCCGTTTCGATCGCGAACAGGAACGCCACGGCGACGCGCTGCGATGCGTACCGCACCGGCATGCCATCCTGAAATCCAAGCGCAAGTGTCACCGCCTCGATCTCGGCCGGTGAGATCAATCGCTCACGACCTGGTCCCGGCGTCGGCCGCTTGATCTCCTTCATGGGTTCCGACGCCAGCCACCCCCACTCTCTGCGCGCCGTGTCGAGTGCATGTGATAGCAGGGTCATTTCACGATTGACGCTTGCCGGCGACACCTCTTTCAGGCGCTCGTCGCGCCACGCAGCAATGTGCGCTGGCTTTAAATCGGCGAGACGAATTTCGGCGAACGTCCGACCGTCGATTTTCTTACGACCAATCAGATCGAGGCGCAAGCGCTCCCACCGCTCGCCGCGCTTTTTCGAACTCACCTTGTCGCGATAGTCCGCGAGCACGTCGCCAACCGTATGAGTCTTGCTCCCCTGTCCGGTAGCGATCGACCGCAGCTCGGTCTCGCGCTTGAGCGCCCACGCCTGCGCCTCAGCTTTCGTATCCCGGACGGCCGAGTCTCGGACACCCTTGACGTAAACCTCTGCGCGCCAACCGCCAGTTGCGGTCTTTCTGAACGACGCCAT